CTACCTTACTTTCCGCAGCCGGAAGTAAGAATGATGTTGATGGGCTTTGCTGCTCGTGAAGCCTTACACATTGCTGCCTATTCACATTTAATTGAAACTCTTGGTCTACCAGAAGCTACATATAATGAATTCTTTGAATACCAAGAGATGCGTGATAAACATGATTATGTTTTGGACTTGGCTTCAAAAAATACAACTAAAGAAAATACTGCAACACATATTGCCGTGTTCTCTGCCTTTACAGAGGGTATGCAGTTATTCTCCTCTTTCATTATGTTACTTAACTTTCCTCGTATGGGTAAGATGAAAGGCATGGGACAGATTGTAACTTGGTCTATTGTTGATGAAACACAACATGCAGAATCAATGATTAAGTTGTTCCGCACATACATAGAAGAAAACAAAGAAATTTGGAATGATGATTTAAAATCAAGAATTTATACTATCGCCGAAAAGATGGTAGAACTTGAGGATAAATTTATTGACCTTGCTTTTGGTATTAACCAAATGGAAGGACTGACTTCAGAAGAAGTTAAAAAATATATTCGTTATATTGCTGATAGACGATTAATTTCATTAGGTCTAAAAGGCATCTTTAAAGTGAAAAAGAATCCACTACCATGGGTAGAGGAAATGATTAACGCTCCAACACACACAAACTTCTTTGAGAATAGAGCAACCGATTATGCAAAAGGTGCTCACTCAGGAAATTGGGGTGATGTGTGGGCTCACTAAGGAAATTAAATGACAACAAAAGAAGTAACAGGAGAATGTCATAGTTGTGAATCATCTTATGATATACAATATATGGAAGAACTAACATCCGAAGAATACCCACAATTTTGTCCGTTTTGTGGTGAAGCCATAGACGAATTAACCGAGTCAGACTATATAGAGGATGAAGATGACTTGGATAAAGAGGAATGGGACAACTAAATTGGACATATGAGAAAGTATTATTTACAGAAGATATGATTGGTGACAATTATGGTTTCGTTTATGTTATCACAAACGAAGTTTCTGGTAAAAAATATATTGGTAAGAAATTCTTTTATTCACTAAAGACCAAACAGGTCAAAGGCAAGAAGAAAAAGATGAAATTACCAAGTGATTGGCAAACTTACTACGGTTCCAATGAGGAATTGAAAAAAGATGTTATAATATATGGCAAAGAGTCTTTTCGTAGAGAGATAGTTCACCTATGCAAATCAAAAGGTGTATGTGGATATCTTGAAGCAAAAGAACAGTTTGTCAATGGAGCACTTGAATCTGAGGATTATTATAATTCTTGGATTATGGTAAGAGTTAGAAAATCACATATTAAAGGTTTACAATGTTAGATGGTATGCAAGAACTTGAAGAATTTGATGCTATATTTTTCATGCCGACAGATAGTAATAATATACACATACAATCCAATGTTTATAAGAATAAAGGTACACCTGTAGAAAATAGTCCTGTTGGAGATAAATGGCATATTATATTATTCCAAGAAGATGATGAAGAAAATGATGAAGAATTAATTATCAAAAATTTTGACACATTTGAAGCCATATTTTCGGATCCTAGAGAATATATTTCAGACTTAATTAAATCTGGTTGGTATGGTATAGTTTCACGTAAAACTACCACTTCAGAAACCTTCTACCGAGATGCGCTTGCCAAATTTGAAGATATGTGATACAATATAGTTTTGAAACTTGAAAGTTTGTTATGATTCTCGTTGACTTGAACCAAGTCTTACTTGCTGGCCTTATGGCACAAATATCTAATGGAAAAAAGTCCATGTATGGAAAAACATTCACATTAGATGAATCTCTCATTAGACATATGGTTCTGATGATACTCAAAACCCACCTAAAGACATTCCGCAAAGAGTATGGTGAAGTTGTACTCTGTTGTGACAACCGCAAGTATTGGCGCAAGGAGTTCTTTCCATTCTACAAGGCAAACCGTAAAAAGAACCGTGAAAAATCAGACCTTGATTGGCACATGATTTTTGACATGCTGGCCAAATTCAAACAAGAACTAAAAGAAAACTTTCCATATAAAGTAGTGGATGTTGAAGGTGCTGAAGCTGATGATATTATTGGTACACTTGTACCACGACATATCATGTCGGAAAATATCTTAATCATTTCAAGTGACGGAGATTTCCCACAATTACAAATGTACAATGGTACAAGTCATTTTACTGTTAAACAATATAATCCATCACAAAAGAAGTTTATTGTTTCATTTAATCCATTAGAAGAACTAAAAGAGAAAATTATCCGTGGAGATAAAGGTGATGGTATACCAAATGTACTATCTCCATCGGATTGTTTTGTTCGTGATATTAGACAAACACCAATTAGTAAAGGTAAACTAGATAAATTGATGGAAAAAAACTATGGTGAATGGGAGGATGAAAATGCAAGGATTGGATTCTCTCGTAACCAGACATTGATTGACCTGAGACATATTCCAGGCGATATCAAAGATAAAATCATAAATACTTATGAAGAAACAATACCTGTCAAAGGTAAAATTTTAGATTACTTTATTGCAAACAAACTTAAAAGCCTAATGGAAGTAATTGAGGAATTCTAATGATGATAAAAACCCTATATGAACTTTTTGATGAATTTGAAAAAGCAAAAAATAAAAAAGAACGAATGGAAGTAATTGGTAGTAATCTATCACAACCACTTGTTACTGTTTTAAAATTGGCTTATCATCCTGCATTTCAATGGAAGGTAAAAGAACTGCCGGAAAATTACAAATTACCAACTGATATGTTACCTGGAATTACATATGAAAGTTTAAATGCACAACTGCGCAAACTATACATGTTTAGAGTTGGTGATGAAACAGCCGAAAAATTAACAGAAAGAAAAAGAACAGAATTACTAACACAAATTTTAGAATCTATTGAACCAAGAGAAGCTGAAGTTATTTTAGGTATTTTCCAAAAAGATTTGGGTGTTAAAGGTTTAGATTATAAATTTGTTAAAGAGGCATTTCCAGATTTAATCCCATGACCAAAGATAAAATCATAGTCACTTCAGGAGATTTTGATCCACTCACTCTTAAAGAATTACATTTTCTTAAAAGATGCCGTAAAAAAGGCGAATGGTTAATTGTTGGTATTCATTCTGATATGTCTGTGTATATGAAGACAAATGGCATTTATGCAAGTTGTGATGACCGTACCGAAATATTACAGAATATAAATTGTGTTGATGAAGTTCTTAGATTCAATGATGCAGATGGAACAGTCTGTAATCTTTTGAAGTTGGTAAAACTGTGTTATCCTCAAGCAGATATTACCTATATTTCCGATTCTGATATGCACAACAGACCGGAAACAAAAATTAGAGGTATTACTTTTGAAGTGTTAAAATAAGGAGCAATAGTGTCAAAGTTTGTGGCAAAGTTTCGTAAAGAAAACGATTATAGTGATGATTACGGTCATCCATCAAAAAGAAAAAATGGAAAACGACATGATCCAGTAAAAAGGATGATGAAACAAAACTATGATGAACTATTACAGGATTTTGGTGATAATTACCAACCATCCAGAAAAAAGTTTAAACGAATATATTAATCCTTAATGTTGTAGGAAAACAACATATTACTTGACTTGTTCCTCCATTGTGTTATAATAGACACATTGGAGGCAATATGATAATCTACGCTAATATTCGCAAAAGTAAAGTCAAACTCAAACCTAAGCAGGAGCGTGAGGAGTACGCAGCTTGGCTCGAAAAACATCAAACTTCAGTTGTTTCAAAACGTAAACAATTCAACTTATCCTCATATAAACTATCTCCTGCGCCAGGTCGTGAAACCGTACGCTATCCGTCATTGAATACAGGCGAATGTGGTGCAACAAAAGCATCACCAAAGGTTTATACAGGTACAAAAGTGCTCGGAATTGCAACTATGCACAAATCAAACGCTGTTCCTGTGTTTAACAGCGAAGAAGCAGTCGAAATTTCGAGCATGAGGCGCTAAAATGGAACGAAAAATCAATTTTGTCGTAAAATTACAACGACCTGTCTGCCGGACGCCAATAAAACCTTTACAAAAGCACAAAATTGTAGTAAAATACATAAGAAGAGCAAAACACATTAAACAAGGACTAGAAAATGATTGAATTAGCTGAAGAAAATAACGAAAAAAGTGAAAATTACGACTTTACAGACTTAAATGAAGTAATTCGTAAGTGGGCTGCATTGACTGGACATGAAAATGACCAAGATTGGTATGTAAAAATGAAAGAAATGTATGAGTAAACCTTATTATATTGATTTGATCGATGCAAATGATGGTACAGGCGATTCAATTTTGCAATTTCCTGATGAATTGCTTGCCGAAACAGGATGGAAAGAAGGCACCGTGTTGGATATGAGAGTAGAAGAATCTCCAACAGGTAATGTTATTATTGTAACTGAGAAAAAAGATGTTTGAAAGTAAATCGTTATTGGCCAAACTAATGGCAACAGAGAATTTAACCATCGAACAGCGTAAAGTGTCTACGGCTTCTTTCAATGTTAAAGAACGAATTCTCACTATCCCAATTTTAGATAATAACATTTCCGCACCTGTCATGGATTTGTTTTTTGGCCATGAAACTGGACATGCTCTGTATACACCATTAGAAGGTTTGATGGCTGCCAGAGAAAAGAAGTTAAGTCAATCGATTCTCAATGTGGTTGAAGATTCACGCATTGAACGTAAAATTCAAACAAAATATCCAGGTCTTAAAAACTCATTTGTAAAAGCTTATGTTGAATTGGTCGAAAAAGATTTCTTTGGTACAAAAGATAAAAATATTAATACATTTAACTTTATTGAC